TTCGACTTCTGGGAAGGTGCAAACTTTAAACTGAAGATTCGTAATGTCGAAGGTTATCGTAATTATGACAAGTCAGAGTTTGAATCTCCATCAGCATTGTTTGATGGCGATGACGCAAAGATTGAATCTATTTGGAAGAAATCATATTCTCTGAAAGATTTGATCGATCCTAAACACTTTAAATCTTATGATGTGCTTAAAGCAAAACTTGACAAAGTGTTGGGATTTGATGGTGGTAGTCCTGCTCCAAAAACAAGAGCAGAACATATTACACCTGCAATGACAACTCTATCTCCAGATTTGGACGATGATGTTGAAGTTGTCATGAAGAAGAAATCTCCGTCGTTAGACGAAGATGATGATTTGGATTATTTCAAATCGTTAGCAGCACAAGACTAAAACCTCCTTTATCTTTAAGTCTTGGGATCCCCGCTTCGGCGTGGATTTTTATTACAGAATTGCTCTTTGTGCTAACGTATCAAAAATTGCATCATCATTATAAGGAGATGATGGAGCAGCAGAAACTTTCTGACCGGGTTGTTGAACATTGGTGTTATTCTGATTGTTTATTATTGTAGTTCCCTGAGCACCTTGTCTCATCTGTTCCGCAAAAACTGACGATGAGGTAGCTACTTGAGATCCTGAAGTAGATGGATTATTTGATAATGCAATTACATCTTTCTTTTCATCAGAATAACGTCTTAGAATGTTTTGTTTTACATTAGAAGTTAGATTTCCTCTACTTGTAACATAGTCTGATCTTGCTTTATAAATCGCTTCGATTTGTTGTTGAACTGAAGCGTTTTCTCCTGCTAACTTTTTAGCATTTTGTAGAATAGTTTCATTTCCGCCACGACTATGTTGAACACTTTGACTAAACAATGCTTCTTGAATAGCAGAATTTGAAACATCAAAACCGAGTTTACTTGCTATGTCTCTTACCGGTTTGTAATGAGTGTTCTTAATAAAATCATGTTGTGCCTTTTCAAAAGCTTCGCCTTGAGTTGCAACGACTTGTTTATACGCTTCATTGAACTCTTTTGTTCCCGGAGTTAATCCTTCAAAGAATTTAGCAAATGGTTTACCTTCAGGACTATTCAAGAATAACTTCATTCCATCTTTAGATGATAACTGATATTTTCCATATGAAACTCCTCCAGGATCTTTACCACCCATACCAGTTGAAATTGTTCCTACTCCACCTTTAGCAGATTCATATTTTCCAGCAATTGCTCCCAATCCTTGATATTCTCTTTTTGCTAGATATTTTTGTACATCTTCTCTACTTCTAGTTTCCGCTTTCGCAGCTTCACGTTTTTCAATTTTCTCAGCCACGGCAGCTGTCGATTCTGCTTTCTTTGTTGCAGCTTCTTTTCTGTCTTGTGCAGCGGATTCACGTAAAGACTTTGCTTTGTCTCCCATTCCAGGAATGACTGAAATTGCACTAGCTAGTGCTTCTTTTCCAGATGCTTTTATATTTGAGACTAAGGAAGAAATTGATATTGCTAGATAATTTCCAAAGTCTTTCAATCCATCCCACGCATCTTCAACCATTCTTCCTACTGATGTAAATGCTTTGTCGATTCTTGATGCAATCTCATCGCCGCCAAAGTAACCCATCACACCGCCAAGAATTGCACCAATCAAACCACCAAGTAACGTACCAACAACTGGAACTACTGAACCGATACCTGCACCAAGAACTGCCCATTTACCAGCATTCTTAAATGCGTTCATTATTCCACCTTCAGTTCCACCCAATATCGTACCAAGTAAAGCAGGAACTTTTCCTATTCCCAATCCTTCTGCAAGTTTATCGGAATCGAAAAAGTCTTGTATCAATAATGCAATTGAACCAATAATTGGAATTTTTTTAATCACGGAGAATGCAAGTTTTCCAGCACCTCCTGCTAATCCCTTAAGTGCAGCAGCTAATCCGCCAAGACCAAGTGCTGCCATAATTGTACCAAAGATTCCACCTCCAGCAGAACCTCCGGCAGCACCCTTTTCACCTTTCTCACCCCTTTCTGTCCTTCCTTTTTTTCTTTCAGATTCATATAACGATTCTCGTTCTCCAGCACGTTTGAAGAACATATCTGCTTTGTTTGTTGCAGTTGTGCTTGACAACAGATTTCTTCTTTGTTTTTCAGTCATTCCTTTGTTGAAGTAACTAGAACTTTGAACAAGGATTGTCTGAAGTTTTAACATCTTAGCGAAGTTTTGGCGTAGAATATTTGTATCTCTAGCCATCATTGGTAACACGACAGAATTTTTGGCAAATACGTCAATACCAGTTTTAATAGAATAGTTTTGATCGATTAATGTATCTAATTTAGATTCTATTGTAACACTAGAAAAACTAGATGCAATGCTTGCCGCTTTAGATGCTCCACCAGATGCGTCTGCACGATATGCTTTGAAAAGAGATGGCAACATTGCTGCCATCAATCCTTTTTGATTGAACATTCGTCTTGGATCTATTTTTTCCAGAAGTGCTTTATCCAAAGTAGAACCAAGTCCTCTACCTTGTGCTTTTTCTGATCTATAGATTTCAGCTAATCTGGTCGACTTATCTTTTGCCATTTACGTTCTCGTTTTTTGTTGTTTTAACTTTTCGTTTTCTTCTTCCAAATAATTAATCAACATATCGACATATACTTGTCTTTCCCATGGTATCATATTATCCAACTCCGTTAAACTATACTTGTGGTGTTGCATCATCGCAAAGTTTGTTTGGAAATAATTACCCAAAGATTCATGGGAAAGACTTATACGAAAAAACTTTGCATTCCTTCTATTTCAATATGTTCTTCATAACCACATTTCTTACATTTGAAATCAAAATCTTTGGTTATTTTTGGCATAGTTTCAAAGAACGTTTGAATCTTTTCTACGTCTGCCTGTTGCATACTTTCTATGAATTCATTTAACTCTGCTGGATCAGCATCTTTTGCATAGTAAACATTTTCTTTGTCGTAAATGTAATCTATACAACTTGCGATAACACTTAGAAAATCAACATCTTCTTTACTGTTAAGTTTTTCCAATATCTCAAATGTTGGATACTTCATACAGATACCAAGATTCTCTGACAAAGAAATCTTGTTATCATGTTCTGGATTCTTTGTCGGTTCAATCTCTAAGATATTAACATCAACGGAAACAGATCCGCCACAAGGTTTTTCATTACCAGCATCGTCCTTAACTGGATTGTTACATGTATATTTTAGGTTGACGACTTCATTTACCGATCTGGCTCTTAATTGTAAGAACAGATACTCCAAATCAAATACTGGTAATGAGTCAATGTCTACATCATCATTCAAGACACAATTTTTCAATACTTGTTTAATTGCATTTATCATATCCTTAACATCTTCAGACTGGGAAGCCATTAAGAATATCTTTTGTTCTTTTACAAGAAACGGTCTGTACTTTATTGTCTTTCCATTAGATATTAATTTTGTTTCATAAACAGGCACATCAATTTTTGGTAACATAAAAAATCTCCAAATAAATTAAAAAACACTTCCAAGAATGTCACTAGTTCCTCTACCGATTTGATCTGATATTCTTGCGCCAGCTGAACCGAACAACGTTGAAAGGATTTGACCTGGATCATATGTTCCTTCGTATATTGTTCTGTATTTCTGAAATGAAAACTGCACCGATAAACGATGAAAGTTTTCATCAGACCAAGACAATGGTTGTGAAGCTATTGAAATAGGAAAAGCGTCAATAAGTTCTACTGCATATATTTGTTTTACAAACTCATTGTATTGAGCAATTTTAATTGTTGTCATATAACGAGATTCCTCTCCTTTTGGGAATCTCAAATTGTTAGTGTCTGTAGGCATTATTGCTTCTAACCAACGATCAAACAATTTTCTTTCATAGAAGTCATTCGTACAAATAAAGTTTAATGTTGTTTCTTGATACTGAGTTTGATATGGAACTTTAAAGGTTGGTCCATATATTTTAACATCGGCAGTCTGCAATGATTTGCCAGGTAATTCTGCCGATTCACATTGTAAAGCTAGATATCTTGATATTGCTGGTCGAGAGTTTTCTGTTATTGTTTTGCCACTAGTTTTTGATATCATCTCTCCAACTTTGTCACTAATGTCTGAGACAAATGTATTTGGAAAGTTAATTAGTTTTTCCCAGAAAGAATTCTCTACAAATTCTCCGATGTAGTTTGGAATTGGAAGTACAACTTCATATCTACTGGCTTTTGCCGGACCGCCTTTAGCTTTTATATTAGATATGAATAGATTTGGTGAGAACGACATTAGAATTTTTCCTCTGATTCTTCGAATACTCTTTGTTTTGGTAAACCAGTAAAACTCTCAACTGGAAGTAATGCGGCAATATCCCATTCCGACGCATCAATGCTTATAAACTTGGATTGAATATGAGAATACAAATACTTTTTAAGACATGGTTTGTGTTCATATAATCTTGAAGCATTTTTTAGATAGTTATAACTCAATCTCATTTTAGTCGATTCATCAAATCTTTTATTTGTAACAACATCACTTAACTTGTCCAACAAAACCAATCTTTGTTTTGGATGAATATAATGTAAATTAAGTCCTAGAAATCCATCTCTATGTTCTTCTATTGGTATTACCAAAGGAAATTTGTCATAATACTGCATAGTCTCTTTTGTCTTTGGATCATAATAATAGAAGTACATTTTGCCTACAATTGGTCCATTACGTAATCTATTTCTATCTTCCATCAATTTACTTCTGGAAGGATTCAGTAACGTTATTTTTTGTTGCAACCAGGCTCTTGCCAGATTTGTTCTAGGCGTTAGTCCTTGACGAGAAAGTGATTCTTTTAAACGATTGATTAGATATGCCATCTTCTATTTATTTCAATCCTAGGTCATGTTCGGTCAGAATCTTAAATTCCCAACCGTGGTCTTTGCAGAACTCTAAGGCTGCTTTCCATTTGGATTGATTAATTAAGTAGGTGGCACTTTCTTCCAGATACTTCTTAGTTCTTCTTTTTTGGACTGGTGGTTTTGTCTGTTTGTCTGGTTTGACTTCCATAACCACGGTTTTGATTTTTCCATCTTTCGTTTTCATCTTGGCGACAAAATCTGGAAAGTAACGATGTTTTCTATTGTCAATTGGATTCCAGTAGGGTATGACCAATTCCTCGGATGCCCACCAGATTACTCCCGGATGGTCGTCCAAGTATTTCATAACTCTCAATTCCCACAGTGAACGATAGATTATATTGGTCGAATCTCCGTTGTATTTCGCAGGATTTTTTGGCGAAAATCTTCCTTTATATGACATAAATACTATCTAGTTAACTTTCAGGATTCAAAATGTCTCTATTTACACTCCTAGATGTACAATTCAAAGAACAAGAAAAAAGAGTTTTTGATGCATCTAAGATCACACAATATCCGACAAATACCTATCGATATCCAATAGACGTTGGATCTGCCGACAAAGGTCATTATGTGGTTTTCTATATTAATGAACAAGTAAAAACATCGTTCTCGTCAGGCACGGATGAGGCAAATAAACCAACAATTTTTAAAAATAGAGCGGAAATACAATCCAAATTGGGAGAACCAACAAACTTTGGTGGCGCAGTTCAAAAGTTTGGTAATCAAGTTGTTACTCCATTACTAAACAGTATATCCTCATCATCGATTGTTAGTTCTGCACTTGGTTTAGGAAGTGACGTATTAAATAAAACTATTGGAACAGATAACGCAAATAAATTAAAAGGTGTTTCTTCATCGTTTACAGATTCCGCTTTAAAACAATTTGATATGGGATTAGTTACTGGAGAAGGATTTGCCAGAACTATTCGTAGAACAAAAGATACCATCGCACTATACATGCCAGATTCTTTGGCATTTTCTCACGATCAACAATATAGTGAAGTATCGATGAATAGTGGAATATTTGGATTGGCAGGAGTTGCTGGATCATCAATATCGGATATGTTAAAATCTGGTTCTATGGAAGCATCAGCTGAGATACTTGGTAAAAACATCAGTCCGTTTGCGGCACAAGCAATCAGATCGAAGTTCGGTGACCAAGGAGATTTATTGTTCAGTGCTGCTACTGGAACAGTTATGAACCCTCAGTTAGAACTACTTTATAGAAGTCCACAGTTTCGTAGTTTTAATTTTGAGTTTATGTTTTATCCTCGTAGTGAAGAAGAAGCAAGACAAGTTCACCAAATAATTGATAAGTTAAAATTCCATCAGGCACCAGAATTGAAAAAAGGTTCTGCTGGTTTCTTCTTAGTACCACCATCTGAGTTTGATATTGAGTTTCACTACAATGGAAAAATTAATCCGAATCTTCCAAGAATGTCAACTTGTGTTTTGACGAAGATCGATTTGGATTATGCACCAAACGGATTCTCATCTTACGAAGTTCCTTTACAGAATACACCGCAAGTAGGTGGAACTGGTACACCAGTTGGTATTCGTATGGTTCTGAACTTTATGGAAACAGAAATTCTTACAAAGAACAGTCCAACTCTATCGGACGAAATTGCAAAATATTCGGCGCAATCAACAACGGTTGCGTCAGCACCATCTACATTGGGTTAAACGATGGCAAAATACTTTACATATTTTCCTAAAACATATTACAAACCGATTGATGAAGGAACGAATCTTGATGTGGTAACAAACATCATGACTCGATTCAGAATACAAGAAAACTTAAAAGAAAACGCAGCAGTTTATTATACTTACGATATATCTGACGGAGATACTCCAGAAATATTAGCGGCAAAATTATACGATTCGCCAGAAAAACACTGGATGATTTTGTTTATGAATGATATTGTCGATCCACAGTATGACTGGCCTTTGTCTTTTGGTCAATTAACAAGTTACATCGACGAAAAGTACAAACCTAGTGCAAACAGTACAGTAGACGGTTCAGGAGTAACGTGGGCAAAAAGTAATATTCATTCCTACTATAAAAAGATTGAAACAGTATATCAAAACAATACCAAAGAAGAAGTAATCAGAATCGATCAACAGACTTATGCAAATACTGCTTCAAGTTCAACTCCAATAACTTTGGCGGATGGTAGTGGAATTACAAAAAACATTTCTCGTTTTTCTAAAACATATTATGAATATGAATCTGATGAAAATGAAAAGAAAAGAAGAATCAAAATTTTAAAACCGGAATTGGTTTATGAGTTAGATAATGAGTTTCGTAGGATTGTTAATGAATGATTAATCTAGAACAAAGTACACAGTTTCAGATTGTCGATTTATCGATAGTCACTAAAACAGGAAAGTCGATTGATGTAAGAAATGTATATGAAGAAATTAACATCTTCGACAGTATTTTTACACCTTATATTTCTGGTAAACTTGTTCTATTAGATTCTGTTGGCATTCTTCGTAATGTTATATTTGACGGAAGTGAAGTTCTAAATGTTACTATCGGCAAAGATAGAGACAACATTTTATTCAGTAAAAGTTTTAGAATATACAAACTTACTGACAGAAGAAATATAAATCAAACTACAGAATCTTTTGTCTTACATTTCATCAGCGATGAGTATATAAATTCTTCTCAGATAAAAGTTAATCAAAGTTATGTCGGAACTTACACTGATATAATTGGTAAAATGTTGGGACAGTATCTTAGTGTCAAAGAAATGAATGTTTCACAGACTATTGGTATTAAAAAGATTGTCATACCAAATATGTCTCCAATAGACGCTGCAGAATGGATTGCAAAACGAAGTGTAGATAAGAAGAACGTTCCCAACTTTTTATTCTTTCAGAATAACATAGGATATAACTTTGTATCTTTGTCTGATATAATTAAAGTTCCAGAGATTGCTAGTTTGAATTACAAGATCAAAAACGTTGATGATGAGAGCACTGGAGCTGGACAAGAAATTCTTGGTGTTATGGATATGAAAGTTATGTCTCAGTACAACTTTTTGGATAACACTAAATCAGGAGTTTTTGCTGGTAGTTTTATTGGTTTTGATCCTATTACAAGAACTTATGTAACTAAAAATGTTTCTTTCTTGGACCATTATAGTAGAAACGATCATCACGATACTATACCAAATGTTCCAGTAGTTGAAAACAAACAAAGAAAAACCAACGTCGAAATGTATTCGGCAAGAAAAGTTTTATATTCTTTTGAGACTTATAGAGATCAAAGTCAATACATCAAACGTCATTCGCCGAATTCTATATCGACACAAGATAATAAAATAGATTATTTGTTTGAACGAAAAGCTATTTTTAAAAACTTATTAAATAAAAGAATAAGACTAGTTCTTCCAGGTAACTTTAACATTACTTCTGGAATGAATGTATTTTTAAATTCTATTGATCGTTCAAACACATCAGAAGATAATAGAGATAGAACAATATATGGTAAACATATGGTGATCGCTTCTAGACACATCATTAAACATGATAGACATGAAGTTGTGTTTGAGGTCGTTTCTGACTCCGCAAACCAAGAAGCAATTTACTCTAGTTCTAATCAACAACTGAGAGCATTATCATGACAGAAGCGAATGACTTTGCTGGTTTAAATGGATTTGTTTGGTGGATCGGAATTGTTGAAGATCGTAAAGATCCGTTGAAATTGGGAAGATGTAAAGTAAGAATTTTTGGATGGCATTCAGATAAATTGGAAGAGGCGCCAGTAGATTCTTTGCCTTGGGCCCAAGCAATGATGCCATTAAACAACGCAAATACATATACTCCAAAAGAATCTGATATGGTTGTTGGTTTCTTTTTGGACGGAAAAAACGGACAAGAACCAGTAATGATGGGAGTTCTTCCAGGAATTCCACTGCGTCCATCAAATAATCAACAAGGATTTAATGATATCAGAAAGAGTGCTGAGTTAAATTCAGCACCAGTGAAACCCACAGAAAGTAAAACTGGATATCCAAGAATTTTGGATGAACCAACAACTTCTAGAATCGCACGTAACGATTCGGAGTCAATTGGAAACACATTCATACAAAGAAAAAAAGATGATGTAATTACTGGCATATCTGGAGTAAATTCTTCTTGGTCAGAACCAACAACTCAATATTCTACTGTTTATCCTTACAATAATGTAATAGAAACCGAGTCTGGTCACATTATGGAATTTGATGATACTCCAGAAAAAGAAAGGATTCACATTGCTCATAGAGATGGAAGCTTTCAGGAATGGTTTCCAGATGGAGATAAAGTAGAAAAAATTGTAAAAGATAATTATGAAATTGTTGTAGGAAATGATAGACTATATGTAAAAGGAAAGTGTCAAATTACAGTTGATGGAGATGCAGAAGTATATGTTAAGTCTGATGCATATATGAAAGTTGATGGTAAATTTGATGCACAAATAGGAAGCACTTGCAGAATAGAGTCTGGTGGAACTATGACTTTTGTTGCTCCAAAAATAGATTTGAATCCATAAAATGCCTTCAGTAACAAGAAAAGACGGAACAGATACGGTTTCAACAGGACATGGATGTGACTCTACGACGGTTACAGATCAAGGTTCAGGAAATGTGTTTGTTAATGGAATAGGAGCAGTTCGTTCGGGAGATTTGTGTCAAGTGCATTTAATTCCTTCTGGATCATCATGTGTTCCACACACTGTTCCACTAACATCTTATTCATCATCTGTTTTTGTAAACGGAAAAGGTGTTGGTAGAGTTGGAGATGACTATAGTGGACATACTATCACATCCGGTTCATCGAATGTTTTCGCCGGCGGTTAAATAAATAAAAGATGGCAACTACAAACATAACAAGAGAATATAGAGATTTGGATTTGAATTTCAACATTCATCCAATTCGAAAAGATGTTACCAAACACACTGGTGACATGGCAGTAATTAATTCTATTAAGAATTTAATCTCAACTAATCATTACGAACGACCATTCAGACCGTATCTTGGTGGAAACATTCGTAAATTATTATTTGAAAATGTTGACTCTGTTACTTCTTCCAGAATGGAAAAAGAGATTAGACAGATCATCGAAAACTTTGAACCAAGAGCAAGAATTACTACAGTAACGGTAACTGCTCAACCAGACAATAATGCTTTTAATGTTAAGATTGAATTCTCTATAGTGAATAGACCAGAACCTGTAACAATAACCTTTTTATTAGAGCGAATCCGATAATGGCAGATCGTTTAAGAGTTACTGAACTCGACTTCGACACAATTAAAAATAATTTAAAAAACTTCCTGAAACAACAAAC